ACCGAAGCTGAAAGCAGCAGATTTACAGTCTGTCCCCATTGGCCACTCGGGAACACGCCCATATTCAGTTTTTGCAGTCCATGGATTGCCTGTATATATTACCACCCGGATGGTAGTTTGTCAACATCTTTTGCGGAATTTTTGGATTTTTGTGCCGAAAGCAAAAACACAAAAGCAAAAGCCGCCCAGAAATCAACGTTCCTGAGCGGCTTTTTGGAGCTGGTGACAGGAGTTGAACCTGCAACCCACTGATTACAAATCAATATATTTATTCGATATAACGATTTATTTTTATAAATTGGTTGCTTGTTGGTTTCTTATTATGTCAGAAATCTTCCGCATGACCAACTCATACTCTTTCGGGTATGCAAGCTTTATGGCGCTCATGTGCTCATCAAGCACTTCCATCAAGCCTCCAAAGGGCGCGGCGCTGGCCGCTTCCACGAACTCGCTTTGCGGATTTGCTTTTGTGGAGTATGCCGCCGGGTACGACGCGGGAGGCAGCGCTTGAGTCTGCATTTCTGCCGGTGCCTGCTTTTCTTCCAGCTCGTCCCGCACAGTGCAGAGGGCGGCAAGCTTTTCCACGCTCTGCCAGTCCGTCGAACCGCATTTCAGCTTGTGAATATGGGTGTTGATCTCGTCAATGTCCATGCCTGCCGCCCCCCTTCCTTATGCGTTGCGCAAGATGTCAGCGGCCCGCTTGTAGGCGTCACGCTCTGCACCGGTGGCTTCCTGCATCATGTCCTCGATGTCAGAGATCATGCGCTCACGACCATCCGTGCGGGAGTAGTGCCCACGAACATAGTGACGGCCACGGTTGGCGTAGCTGTTGCCCCGGTTGTAACCGTTCCCGGCATCGTGGCCAAAATTCCCGCGCATGTCAGCTTCCCACTCGCCTGTACGGCTGTACTCGCCGCCCTCGCAGTAATCCTCGATGCGGTGAATGTCCAAAATGATGTCCACGATCTCGCCGATCATCTCAACATCGCCAGGGGACCGGTTCTTTTTGTCGGTCAGCTCCATGAGCTCGTCGCACATTTCATCCTTCAGATGATTCAGTTTATCCAGCATGACTTTATCTCCTTTCTTATGCTACCCGCTCAACGATCAGGTTGCTGTTGGCGATGCTGACAGCCTGCGTACTGGTGTTTTTAACCGCCACGGTCACGCAGCAGCCACGCGGCACCTCGATGAACGCGGCCACGAAAACGTTGAAGTAATTTTCGACTGCCGCCGGGGTGACAATGGCAGTCGCACTGGTCAGCGACTCACCGCCGACAGCCAGCGCCACGGAAACGGGCCCCACAGTGCTGCCGGTGGGAATGGCGATATTGCCGCCAAAGCTTACTTTGAAACGGGCCCGGCACTGCCCGCTGGTCAGACCGCGCAAGGTCACAAGGCCGCTTCCCTCACGGTGCACGATACAAGCGGGGGCTTTCACTGCGGTCTCGGTCAGGGGAAGGTTTTCACCCGCCGCCACGATGACGGTGTTGGAGTTGCTAAATTCAGCCATTTTATCGGCTCCTTTCATAGAAAAGCGCCGGGACTGCTGCCCCGGCGCTCTGGTTTGCAAAATCAGCTCAGGGGCTGAACATTTTGATGTGGGCATTTCCATTTTGGAAACAAACACTCAAAAAGCTGTCGTTATTCGGTTAGGCACAACCGTTGCAGCCGCAACCGTTGCCGCAGTTACCGTACTGGTAGGGTGCGGGTACCTGGAATGCGGGCATAGGGCGCGGGTTGTAGTAGGCCAGCTGACCGCTCATGTAGGCCTTGAGCGTTTCGTTCTGGGCTGCCTGAGATGCCGCAAGCTGTGCTACGAACAGCTGCTGACCCTGCTCAGCGATCTTTGCGTCCTTTGCCTCGATGCGCTGTGCGGTCAGGGCGTCAAGGATGGCGCGGGCGTTCTGGTTCTGGTTGTCGATGATGTCCCGGGTGGTGTTCTGCACCGTGTTCCGGGTCTCGCAGGACTGGGTGGCCAAATTGTAGTTGACGCCCTGAATGGCAGAGCGGTTTTCGCAGCAGCATTCCTGCTGCTGCATCTGCATGGCAAACAGCTGCTGCATGAACGCCGCCTGCTGGTTTGCGCGGCTGATCTCTGCGGACATAAAGCCGTTGTTTACGGTCTGCTGCACGCCGTTGACAAGCTGCGCCTGCTGGTAGAAGCCATCACACATGCCGTTGTTGATACCATCCATCTTGCGCTCGATGTTGGCAAAATCGGAGGTCAGAACGTAGCCGTCAACGACACCGGCACCGGTGTTGCCATTGCCGCCCCAGTTGCCGCCCCAGCCGCCGCAGAAGGCAAACAGGAACAGGATGATGATCCACCATGCGCCATCATTGCCAAAGCCAAAGCCGTTGCCGCCGTTGGTGTTTGCGGGCTGAACAGGCATGGTCAGAACCGCAGAATCGGAAGAAAGAGACATTTTTTGTACTCCTTTCGTGTGTTTTGAATGATTTTTATGCTTGAACCGTGGCCACGGTTACGACTTAATGGAGGAACTGCTGAAACTGCTGCGCCATCGCCTGCAGCTGGTTCAGCTGGTTTTGTGACATTTTGCCGGATTGCAGCAGCTTTTGCACCTCTGCTTTCGGGTCGCCTTGAAAGTTTGCACGGAACTGCTGGAACTGCTGCATCATCTGCCCGAACTGACCCATAGGGTTTGGCATGGCGGGCATACCGCCGCCCAGTGCGTTAAAAAGAGGGTTTGCCATACTTATTTGACCTCCGTTTCAGGTTTTGCAGGCTCTTGCTTCTCGAGCGCCGCACAGCGGGCTGCCAGAGCGTCAAACTCTGCTCGGGTGACAAACTCCCCGCCGGGCTGCTGCGCCGTCTGAGGGGGCATTTTTGTCGCCGTGGTGCGTTCCTTGTAGTCAAAGACGCGAAGAGGCAGCGGCATCCCGCTGGCGTCGGTACTCTTGATGTAAAAAGCGCTGTTTTCGCTGTCCATCAAGAGCACGCTGTTCCCGGCGGCTACCATGTAAGCTTTTGCGCCCTCTTCGCCCTGCACCCAGATGATCGGAGGCGTAGATGGGGAGCTTTGCCCTGTCGGTTGGCTCATCATGGGCGGCTGATACCCGGCATTCTGCCGCAGCTGCGTGAGCTGGTCAGGCATAGGCTGCCCGTAGTAGTTTGGCATTTGGTAGCCATATGGATTGTACGGCATCGTTTAGTCCTCCTTATACCAGTAGTAGATCGGGCATTCTGCGCCGCTGTCCCAGCTGTCCCACCACTCGCCGTCGATGACGGTCAGAACGTGGCCGGAGCAGCCAAGTACGTACACGCCGTGCGGGTACTCCCGGGCAAAATCTGCCACGGTGTAACAGGTGGTGCAGTCTGCCTCCACCAAACGGCGCTTGTAACCCTGTTTTTGGAGGTATGCGCCCCATGTGCGATTAGCGCTGGGCATATCGCCGAGGGCGTAGCCGGTGAGCGCCAGCGCAATATACGCCTGCTCCCAGTTCCGGCCGGTGGCCGCAGCTACCGCCCGCACTACGCAGTCCCCGACGCTGCTCCCGCGCGGGTTCGGGTTGAACCTGTGCCACATGGTGCCCCCTCCCTTTGTGCCCAGTGTACTTTTTTAAACCGCAGGGAGAGACAGCGAACAACCAACGAAGGACAAAAAAGAAAAGCGCCCACACGGAAAAATCCGCATGAGCGCTTAAAGATATAAATATACTTATATAAAATGATGCAAAATAGAAAGTTTGAACGTTTTACTTGCAAAAAATCAAGAGCAGAACCGCCCACAGGCAATGCCGCTCTCTACAAAGGCCGTAGCCTTTCAAGTCTAAAGGCGTCTCCCGCATGGTACGCACTGCAAGTAGGCGAGCGGGAGACTGTATCAAATATCCACCCTAATGCGCTTCTTCGAGAGGCCGGGTGGATTTGTTGATGTTATTATACCACAATCAATCCGTCACGACAAGAACCAGCGCAGGGCCGTTGACGTTGACCGCTGCGTCCTTATAGGGCTCGACAACGGTCGTTTCCACGCCCTCGCGTTTGCGAAGCTCTGTAATAAGATTGGCGGTCGGAACATTTTCGAGGTTCACGGTGAGCTCCTTTCGTCTAGCTTTTCATCAATAATTTTCAGCCTATTGCCGATTGATGTCCGACAATACGGCACACGCGCTGCAATATCAACTTGGCATAGCTGGTCAACGTACCGCAACCGGGCGATTTTCCGGTCATACCTCCCAAGCGGCGCACGTTTTATCACAGCTTTTATCTGTTCTGCATTAAGTCCTTGCAACGCTGGCGGAAAGACTATGCGAGCCGCCGCCACAGGCAGCACCGAGCCAGAAGGGCTGCGGCAGCTGCCCGGCGTTGCGTACCATATTGCCAAGCACGGCAAACTGGTGACAAAACGTCACCAGTTTGTTGACATTGTCGATATGGTAACCTGTACAAATGTCTGTTCCAGCGCGGTCAGAATTTGTCTGGATAATGCTTTTTGAGCATCTCCACGGGTTAAGCGGTTCGTATGTAGTGCTTGCCATGATATCACTCCTTATTGTGAACAATGAGATAACGAATTTCGGAAATTTTGACGATAAAGCTATCGTCCGGGTTGTTTTGTTGCACGCCGCTGAGCGCAACGTATTCTTCATTTAGCCACAAAATATTTCCTTCCAACCGCTTGAGCCATTTTCGGCTGCCATCGAAATCAGCGGCATGGTCATCCAAGTCGATTTCGAGGTAAAAACCATCGTTCTGTTTTGCAAAGTATTTTTGCAGAACAGAAGTGATTTCTTTCGTACTCATGTTTTCGGAATTAGCAATGACTTTGATGTAGTGATAACAAAACATTTTTTGTCTCCTTACTGCGTGATCTCCTCAGCGTTTGCCGCATCCTTAGCGTCCAGCGCATCATAGTACGCCTGCGCGAGGGCTTCCACCTCTGCAATATCGTCCTCTGTCAGCAGGCCGCTGTCCAGATGGACGTATGCTCTGTCCAGCCAGTATGCCACATCACGTCCTGCGGCGATCTCCCGCTTGATGGAGCGTAGTGTCAGGTCATGCCGGGCTTTACTTTTGATTGCCATATGTACCTCCTTACCTTATGTGTTGGTCATGGACGCTACTGCGTCCTCCAGTTTTTTGATTGCGATATTCACATCCCTTTGATAGTCCAGTTTCAACCCCACACCGTCACCAGCCTGCACCACCGTGTCAGGGCCGTAAGCTGTGAGGGCTTTGTAGGCGGCAATTTCGTCAGGGGTGAGCGGGGTTTCGATGGGAGTGGCGAGAATTGCATTTTGCTCAGCCAGCGTTTTTGTGCTGTCGAAAGCACCCTTATCAATCCTCTGCACCTTCACCCCTCTTTCCAAGTCTATCTCGTCGCACACCCATTGCTGGCCTGTGCTGTCAGTGTAGTTGCCGCCGGAGGTAACGGGGATGCCGGGCAAGCCGTTTGGAGTGGGGAGCGTGAGGAGCTGTTCACGGTAGGGGGAGTAGGCAGCGATTTTGTTTCTCGTTAAAGACACTTGAATAGTGGTGTCTAATGCTGCACCTTTTTCGATTTGCAGACGGAGTGAAAACTCTACGTCTCTGGTGAGAGTTACTTTCAGATTTTGCACATCAGAGGAAAATTTTCCGATAAAATAGAAGTTGAGAATACTAGAAGAACTTAGCCCGCTAGTCGTTAGGTAGTAAATACCGCGAGTCAAATGGTGACTCACATCATCATGTAAGGGTATAGTAAAAAGATTGATGGCCGTACCAGTAATTGAAATACCGTTTTCATGAATAGTGTAAGTTGCTCCTTGTGAAGTCGATTCCACACCTGGTTTAGTGCCCTCTAGCATGTTTGCTCCCGTCACCTTTACCACCACACTCCCGCCGTCACCAGCGCTCACGATAGGCACAGGTGCATCCGGCGTGGGTGTGCCGTCCTGCGTGCTCTTGCCGTACACGGTCAGGCCGCACAGGGGCGCAGGGAAAGCGTCGTCAACGGAGATAGGGTTGCCTATTTCACTGCCTGCGAGGATGTTCTGACGGTCCTTTACTGCGCTGATCGCGTCACCTGTGGCTTTTGCATCAGCGGCTTCGCCCTCGTGGGTGAGGGTGGTGTCCAGTGCTACGGCAGGGCCTTGAGGCCCGGGTTGCAGCGTCAAATTAAGCACCGGATTTTCAGGCGTGCCGGTAATGTCGGCGGAAGGCTTGTCTCCGCTGGACACCGTACCAATCGTCAGAACAGGCGTTGCACCGGTTTTGCCGGTTTGACCATTTAAGACATCGATTGTTTTTGTACCGTCTTTGTCAGTGATGCTGACACGATGGCCATTTTCAATGTCAGTTACAGCTACAACTGGGGATTTCCCGTCATTGCCGGGCTCGCCTTTGAAATCGCCGTTTGCAATGCCGTCTTTGAGCTCCTGCAGACTGCCAGCGGCCTTCTGAGAGCTCTGGTCTGCATTGCCCGCACTGGTGGCGGCTTCACTGGCGGCGGTCTGTGCGGCTTTTGTGGAGGCTTCCACCTGCTTGAGGGCCTTGTCCCGGGCTGTATCCACAGCCTGCGTGGCGGCGGTCTGCTTGTCACCGATGGCTTTCAGTGCGTCCTCTTTGGCGGTGATGGTGTCAGAAAGGGCCTGCCCGGCCTTTTTGGCAGATGCCCCGGCCTGCTGTGCCGCCGTCTGTGCATCGGTCTTGGCCTGCTCTGCGGCGGTGGCATCGGTGTGTACGGCATCCACCAGCTGCTGCCATGCAGGTGTGCCCGGTTCCGGTGCAGTGCCGTCTTCTGTGCCGGAGTTTGCGGCCACCCGGTAACGCAGGTCTGCGCTGGTGACGGTCTTTGTGCCATCACTACCCTCAAAGGTGATGCACCCATTTCCGGGCTGTGCGGTCACGCTGGCGGGCACGGCCACATAGCCGTCCACCACCAGCGAGGATGCCGGGTCTTTGCCGTCCGGGACGTGTCAGAAGCAGCGGATAGCCAGCCCTTCCCACTCACCGGCTGCAGTGACGGCAAGGCGGTACACGCCCCGGTTCTTGGTGTAGCCAAAGCGCACCAGCTGCTCATAGCCCGGCACTTTGACGACGCCATTGGATGCGAGAGATACGCTTTGCTCGATCATGCTTTACTCCTTGTTGATGGTAGGCTTCTTTTCTGCCAGTGCCTTCTTCATCATGCTGACGGCCTTTTCGATAACACTGTCCAGTACTTCATCCGTGATGAAAGGCTTCAGCCAGTCCGGCAGTGCGCCGCGCAGCGCGGCAAATACCTGCGCCTTTTTCTTTGCGCCCTGACCGCTGCCCATGATGCTGTCCTCAGCGATGGTCACGAGCTCCAGCGCCCACTGCTTGACGTACTGCTTGTAGCCCAGCCGGATGGCACCCACTGCCAGCGCGGCAAAGCCAATGACCATCAGCACCATTGCGATGGGTGCGGGGATAAAGTTAAAGATTACTTCCATGGTTTGTTACTCCTTTCAGTAGGTAGTTGTTAATGTCGGTCTTGCTTTTTTGCATACCTTCGCGATTGTTGCCGGACAGCTGTGAATCCAAAAGATTTTGTACGCCAACGAGTACGAGACGCATTTCTTCATCGAGGCCGTCAAAGCGGCGCAGGTCTCTTGCAAGGGCCTGTGCGTGCTGAAGCTGTCCCTGTTCCAGCACGCCAAGTCTTTTTTCGAGCGTATCCATGCGCTTGTTCTGCGCATCGTCAGGCGCTTTTGCTTTTTTGACGTACTTGTGGATGATGTCCAGCACCTTGTCGATAGTGATGGCCGCAGCGCACAGGCTGCCCAGGATGCCAAGCACCCAAAGCAAAGCTTCTTTTTCGGTCATTTGCCCTCCCGGAGACGGGTCAGGCCCTTCTTGCGGATGATACGGGGGTAGTTGAGGGTGGTCACATTGAGGTCTACGTTGCCGGAGATGCCCGGCACAGCGCCCTTGCTGGTGTGCTGGTGGGCGTTGTAGCTAAACGTCACATTGGGCGTTTTGCCGGTGTAGTCAGCAAGCCATACGTCATAAGGACGCAGAGCCGCACCGCCCACAAAGAGATGCGCCTTTGCAAAGCTGGTGTAGGTGTACAATTGGGCGTAAAAGCCCAGCTGTTCCACTTCGTGCAGGGCGTAGGCAGTCAGGTCAGTCAGGCTCTGCTTGTCCAGCTTGCCCAGCTTGTTGTCCTCCACGTCCACTGCCACTGGAAGGGTTAACTCCTTGCCGTACACCGCCTGCCGCAGCAGGGAGAGTTCTGCGTTGACCATGTCCTTATTGGTGGCGTAGGTGTAGTAATATACGCCCACGTCCAGCCCTGCCGCTTTGGCGTTGCGGTAATTGTCCTCAAAGGTGGGGTCGATGTACAGGCCGTCAGCCCGCTTGGAGAGCTTGCGGTTGGTGCTCACGGTCTTGAGCATCGCTCCCTTGTAACCCGCCGCTGCCACCTGTGCCCAGTCAATCGCACCCTGATACCGGCTCACGTCGATGTACCGGTATGGCGGGTCGCCCTCCCAGCCGGTGACGGTCTCCTCAACGGGAGGCGCTCTGGGCGTTTCCGGCACAGGGTTTTCGCTGTCCCAGCCGAAGAACGCCTTCACCAGCCCCGCCAGAAATTCCAAAAATTTTTCCATCGCTTACTCCTCCTGTACGATCTCCTCAAAGCCGCTCTTGATAAGAATCGCCTTGACCTTCTCCTTCAGCAGGCGGGGGCAGCGCTCATACAGAGCCTTTGCGTCCTCCATAGTCTCAGCAGACATGATTTCCTGTGCCCATAACATTGCCATCATACGTACCATCCTTTCTAATTTTTGTGTGATTTTATGCATAAACAATCTCGCTCATTTCAAGCAAGCATTGCTTGAGCATCTCGTTTTCTTTTTGCAGTGCCGCCACCGTTTCCGGCAGCTTCTCCCGGGCTTCGGCCTTTTTGCGCTCTTCTTCCTGAGCAACCAGCTCTTCGGCGGTATAGCGGATGTACCGCTGAATGGGCACCTGTTCCACCCATTCCTCCTGCGCCTTTACGCCGGGGCGGTCAACGACCTTCTGCACGTCTTTGCCACCGTTCGGATACTCGGTCACTGTCTCCCAGTGCCACTGCTCTTCCACGCCCTCTACGGCGGGGTGGGTGATCTCTTCGGTGCTGGCGGTCAGATACCCAAGGGTCAGGTCCGGGTTTTCCACGGCTGCGCCGTTCTCGTCAATAATCTTCATGGTTCAAAGCCTCCTTTCTCAGGCCACGCGCCGCCAGATGTGCACATAGTAGGCGGCGGGCTGCACGGTGTTGCTGCGGCCATAAATGGCGTTGGAGCTAGAGGCATTAAAATCAATGTAGTAGCCATATCCGTACGAGCCGCTAGAGCTGTAATAGCCCAAATTGTTGCCTTGCCCTGAATAGCTTAAAGCACCCTGCTTTCTATCTAGTTCGTTAGAATGGTGACCGCTTGCGAATCTGCCCACGCTGCCTGTGATGTTCGGCAGTCCGGCCTCCACGGTAGTGCCCGCTGTGTGGCCTGTGCCAGCACCCATCAGCACGCGGTTAAACGCAATCTCCTGCCATGTACCGCCGAACAGTGCGGCGGGGCTGGTCGTACTGACTGTTTGAAAAATACTGCCAACGGGGTAAGGGTCCGGGGCAGTACCGCCTGCCAGATGCAGTGTGCCGTCTGCATCTGCCGTGAAGTCGTCACTCAGCTTGACACCGCCCAGCACGGTTGCGGTGGCAATAGGGAGCTTGATGTCTTTCAGCGCATCGCCAACAGCCTTTGCATCAGCCGGGGCGCCCTCAACAGATAGCGTCTTATCGGTGCGTACAATAGCCGCAGCCCTGTCCGCTTCAGCTTTGGCAGAAGCGGCAGAACTTCCCGCGCTCTTTGCGTCTGCGGACGCTGACCGTTCGCTTTGGGCTGCGCTGGCGGCGGAGGTCCGGGCGGCGCTTTCGCTCTCTACAGCTGCTGCGGCTTTTTTCGTCGCGGTGCTGGCTGCTCCGGTGGCGGTCTGAGCGGCCTGCAGGGCGGCCTGCTGCTGGTCTGTCACTTCCTCGGCGTACTGCTTGACGTACTCCATGCCCTGTGCGATGTCCTCACGGACTTCCACGCCGCGCTCAGCCTTACGGATTCCCGCAATGGCTTCATCAAAAGTTTTATCCATAAAACACCTCCTGTCTCATTAACCTGACATGTACCCTTTGAGCGATCGACTCAAATCGTAAGCATCGGACGCTTTGCGTGCACTCAAAGCCTGCAGGTCGCTGATGCTGGAAAACTCAGTGCCAAATGTAAACTCCTTTTTATCCGGCGAATCCAACGGCTCAACAAGTTTGGAACACAGCAGCCAGGTATCTACACCATGCGGTGCAGAGAAAATGTGCGTTTGCTTTCCAATTGCAATACGGCTGACATCAATATCAGCGTCTTTCAGATCGACCGCTTTGACTGTCATGCCGTTCAGATAGCGCAGATTTTTGGCAAGTTCTTCCTCTGCCGCATCCAGCAAAGACTGCGGCGTGCTTTCGATGCCTTCAATAAAGATCACTTTTGTGATGATGCCAAAAAGCTTTTGCGCAGCCAGATCGTTTGCGGTTTCTGTAATAGTTTCTCCCCACGAAAAAACAAGCCATGTTATCTTTTTGGCACCTACCGCGATCACCCGCGTGTAGATATCCTCTGCTTTGACGTAGTCGGTCAAATCCAGCAGGTTTGTTCCAAAAGCCACCGTCTGGCTGTTTTTATCGGTGATCGCCTGCAGATAGTCCAGATACCGGCGCGGTTTTCCGTCAGGATCTTCTGCATGGCGCAGCACCAGATATCCGCCGTACTTTTCCACCAGCTCACTCTGCAAGATGTCCCATGTAACGCCATAGTTTTTTCCATCGCCAAAGCTGTATGTAGGTTCCTTCACATCAAACAAAAAGCGAGAATCAGTCTTGCCGTTGATAGCAAGGATGTATTTCCCGTTTTGCTCGGTGATCTTAAAGGTCTTGGATTCAGATGCCTGCTCAACGTTGTAAATGGAGTACGTGCCAAAATTTTTGTTGCAAGTACCGCAGACGATTTCGGCTTTTTTCACTTCGACCTTTGCGGCGTACGTTTTGCCCTTTACATAGGCTGCAAACAGACGCACGCGGAAATTGTTGCTTCCAATCCGTGAAATAATGCGACCTTCCGCAATGTGCTCTTCATCGATTTCCCAGCTCAGGCAGGAAGCTTTGTCGATCTCTGTTTCCTCATAGAAAATATTCGTCTTTCCATCCACGGGATCTACAATTCCCCAATGGTAAATGTAATCTCCATCATTAGAATCGTAGCTGTAACCCACCTGCACGACTTTGATGCCGTCGATATAGGGCACGATCATGGGAATGTCCATTTGCACATTGCCAGGAGTAAAAGCTTTGTATGCATCTACCATTCCGTTGTGGTTATCGCAGATCCATTCCAAAAACTGCGAAAAGCTCACATTTTTTGCAGCGTACGGCGCAAGACCGCTATCATTCAGATACGCAAGCTCTCCTTCGCAGTAGATTTTCTGACGCATCAAAAAATCCTGCTCATGGCTCATGGGGCGGCCCTGCCAGATGGAAACGCCGTCCTGTTCCACCTCTACCGTAGTGCGCAGCTTTTGCAGCGCAGAGTGTGCCACATTGCCCAGCGGCATGGTAAACTCAAAAGAGCCAGCTTTACCCACTTCGCGGGTCAGCGTGGGGCTGATGAGCTTTTTCGTGTCGGTAATGTCGCTGATATCGTGGATACAGACCTTAGTTTTCCATGTGTCTACATCCGTCTGCACACCAGCATAAACTTTGTAACTCATAGGCTTGCCCCCAAATACTTGATGCTGATGCTGCAGTCTGCCGATGCAGCAAAAACGAGGGTGCCCACTACGCCATCCGGCATAGTAAGCCCCTCGATATACTGCCAGTCGGTGGACTTGGCCAGAATGCCCACCTCAAAGCCATTGAGAGACACCGCGATGTTTGCGGCGGTCTCGCTGCGCTGGAAGTAGATGCCGGCCGCACGCGGTGCACCGGTGATGGACACCTCTTTGTCCTCGCCCGCCTTGAGCGGGATATTCGTGTAGTTGCGCACGATGTCCGTTTCAAAGTTGAAGTCATCCCACAGCCAGTCGTTGGTGCCGTCGTAGACGCTGCGCTTGAAGGGGTTGCAGGTGCCGGTGATGGTAAAGGCGCTGGAAAGCCGGTCGCGGGATGGTGTGACTTTCCAAAGCCCTTCCCAGTACCACGCCGGGTCTTCATCAAAGCGGCACTGCAGCCACTTGCCATGAATGGCGTTGGCGATGGTGCTTTCGATGCTGGGCCACTTGCTTTTTGGCGCGTTGCACAGCAGTTCCATGGTGATGGTGCGCTTTTTATAGTGCACCTTGCCATCGTCCCATGTGGTCAGGTTCAGCAGTGAATCGGATCCGGTGACCTGCACAAGGTATTCTTCCGGTTCTGCCGCGCCGATTTTAGGGCTGCCTACCTTGAGGTACAGCCCCCAATCTGTCAGGGTGTGAAAATTGCCGATTTTTGCCCCCAGAAGCTTTGCCATTACACACCCCTCGCTTTCCGTTCCACTGTCACGCCGATGCGTGCATCTACGTTGGTCGCCATGCGGGTCGACAGCACGCCCACCAGTTCACCGGAATCCATGACCACCTGACCCTTGCCGATGTCTGGCAGATGCTCGTCCAGCATCCCCTCGATGCGTTCCAGAATGCTGGTCTGCCGGTCAACAATGGACTGCTGGCCGGTGACGCGGTACTGCAGGGCCGCACGGGTGGAGAAGGTGCCCAGACTGTCATACATGCCGGTTTTGTCAAAGGGGCTCTGGTAGTGGCTGACAGGCTTCTGATTATTCTTCTTGTCCATCCACATGGCAAGGCCAATGCCGCCAGCGACAGCGCCCACGCCCAGGATCAGGGCAAGAATAGGATTTGCTGCAACAAAAGACACGATAGTGCCCAGCGCAGACGTGATGCCGCCAGCCATGCCGGAAAAGCTCTGGACGATGCTGCCTAGAGCGCCGCCCACGCCGCCGGAGCCTGCAAGACCGTTGACGATCTCACCAAAAGCCTTGACCGAATTGGTCACACCGTCGATATCGGATTTTACCCCGCCGTCAGAAAAAAGCTTCTGGAAGATATCAAATGCCTTGCCGATGCCACCGCTGAAGTAGCCCTCGTTGACCGCGGTCAGTGCGTCCGTAAGCCACTTAGAGATCACGTCACGCTGCCCCTGCGACACTTCGCCCCAGATCAGATTGACAAAATCCAGCCCAAGACTTGCCCAGTCGCCGTTTTTGGCGTCTTTGAAGGTGTTCTTTACCAGCCCGAAAATGCCCTTATCCAGCTGACCGGAAGCCTCGCTCAGCTGCTGGTCAATGCGGCTCTGGGTGCCCTTCACGCTCTTGTCAATGAGGTTGGAGGTCTCCGTAACCTTGTCTTGAACGCCGTCGATGTAGGTGATGATCTTCTCGTAGGTCTCCGCGCCGTTCTCGCCGACGCGCTGGCCGGTCTCTGTGACGGTCTTCTTGATATGTTCGCTGCCGTCCGCGTACTTTTCCACCGCCTGCTGCACCTTTGTGGTGATGCCGTCAAAGGTGGTTTCCGAGACGTTGGTAAAGGTGCCCAGCAGCGTTTTTGACATGTCGTCGTAGGTCTTTGTGACCTTTGTGACCGTGCCGTTGACTTTGGTCTCGACCTGCTTAAAGGTTGTTGCAACACCGTTCACCATCTCCTTGCCGGTCGTTGTGGTGGTCTCGGTGATGCGGTCTTTGATCTTGCCGGAGCTGTCCTTGACCTTCTCGGTAAGGGTCTGGATGCTGGTGGTCACAGTGCCCAGCGCATTCTGCGCGGTGGTGGTAGCTGTGCTGGAGATGGACGAAATGACCGTTTCGGTGGTGGACTTGGAGCCGGAGGATCTGGATTTTTTGCCAGCGGAAGAGCCAGACGGGCTGGTTGTAATGGAGCTGCCTCTGTTGCCACTGGCTGCTGCCGCTTCCGCCTGACGCTCCGACCAGCTCTTGTTGCTGATGCCAATGCCATTTAATGCATTTTCCCGCATCCTGTTACGGTTACTCTTCCGGTTATTTGCATCCGCGTACTCTTCGTAGGTATCGAAGTCTGCTGTGGCGGCTTTTCCGAGAAAACGGTTGAGTTTATAGCTCAGCTGATCCAGCCATGTGGTGGCTTTGCTTGCGAAGTCCTTGAGAGCGTTTTTTGCCGTGTTGATAGGCTCCGTCAGGCCGGTGATCGCGCCTGCGAGACCAATCCAGCCGTCCGTTTTGTAAGCTTCCTGTGCTGCGACGAGCATGTCGTTCAGATTGCCGATTACAACGCCGATGCCGCCGGATAAATCGCCGGTCAGCAATCCCGTCAGCTGGCTCACGTTGTCCTTCAGGGTAGACACGCGGCCATTCATGGTCTGGCTCTGGGTGTCCATGCTGTTGTAGTAACGCCCGCCCTCTTCGGAAGCAGCCTGCAAAGCCTGCGTCAGAAGATCATAACTGATGGTCATCTTCTGCACTTCAGCGGTGGACTTGCCTGTGTAGTCGGCCAGAATGCCGTATACGTCGATGCCGGCATAAGCAAACTGCTTGATATCAGCCGTTGTAGCCTTGCCGGTGTTGGCGATCTGCTGCAGGTTCTGGGACATGCGGTTCAGCTCGTCGTTGCCGCCGCCGGTCGCAGAGACCGCGTCGCCCAGTGCCATGATGGTACTGCGGGCATAGGAAGCGTTCTCGCCTGCAGAGATCAAGTATTGGTTCGCCTTTGTCAGGGACTCGACATCAAACGGGGTTTTTGCCGCGTCTTCCTGGATCTGGCTCATGACCTGCTGGGCGGCTTCCGCGCTGCCCAACATATTGGTAAAGCCGGTGGTGTATTTCTCGATCTGGGCGTTATACTCGATGCCGGAAGAGATGAACCCCTCTGCGGCACTGAGTGCAGCAGAGCCGAGCTTCGAGAAAATGCCCGCCATGACCGTGCCTTGTGCAATAGCACCGGCCAGAGACTTGCCGGACGCTTTATCCGTGGAGCTGGCAAAGCCATCCATGCCGTTGTTTGCGGCTTTCAGCGCGGTCGTGGTTGCCCTGAGCTGCGCTTCTGCCTGTGCTAACATGGTCTTGAGATTTTTGGTCTCAGAGGACGCTTTGCCGGTCTTGCCCACCGATTCGTTGTAGCGTCTGGTCAGCTCCACTACGGCCTTTGCGGCCTTGCTGTACTCTCCTGACAGCGAAGAAACGGTCTTTTTCGTCTCGGATTGCACATTCTGGATGCCCTGCCGGTAGGCGCTGTCGTCCAGCCCGAGGGTGGCGCTCAATTCAAAAAGTTTCAGGTTCCATCACCCCCGTTCAGGCCATTTTTAATGTGTGCTATCACTTCATCAGCGGACGGCTGCGGCGGCTGTGGGCGGTTTTCCACAAGCCCGGCCACCATGTCGTACCACCGCTCTTCCGCGCCTATAAGGTGCGCCAGAGCGTCCGTCATGTACGCCTGATAGCTGAGTGTGATGCGCTCTTGCCGCAAAGCGTTCAGGCAGTGCTGCAAAATATACGGCCTGCCAAACAGCCGCAGCGCGTCCGGGCTGATGGAAGAAATCAGGCGTCTGTACCCGCCAGCACCAACGGCAGACACCAGAGCAAAAAATCCATCACATCATCGTTGTTCAGCAGCTCTTTTACCGCGCGCATCTTCTTGAACGGGCCGATGTTTTCAACCACCCCGTTTTCATCCACGTCCGGCTCATAGAGCAACGGAAGCAGCTTTGCGGTGGCAGCGGCATTGTCGAACAGCAAGCTTTTTGCCATAGCCTGAATGTTCTTTTTTGCCTGCTCCTTCTTCTTCTGTTCCAGCTCCTCCGGCGTTTCCTCGCCGGTCAGGACCGGCAGAACCTTACGCAGCTCCATGATCTTGGATTTTTCCAAGACCTCCTCTGCCACATCGGCGATCTGCCAGCAGTGGCGCAGAAACTCTTCATCGGGCAGCTCTGTCAAAAATTTCATGCGGTTTCCTCCTTATGCTGCGGCCTTGGGGCTGTAATACCACTCCATAGGCACGGTATCACTGCCCAGACGGGGGCAGCCGGTCAGGGTGACTGCAATGTTGCCCTTGCCCTTGTCGGTCGTCTTCAAGGTCAAACCGCCGGTGGAGAGTGCATTCATCAGCCGGACTGCAACCATACCGCCATCCAGCGTGTCTCCAACCCACCAGATGTCCTTAAAGTCACCGGTGCTGGCGGTGGGGTCGAGAGTCATGCGGGGCGTGACCTTCTTGTCACTCACATCCGCAGCGCCCAACGCCAGCTTGATGACGTCAGTGGTTGCATTCAGGGCCGTAAAGGCCAACGTGCAGTCGTAGTCCTCGATCTGCATCAGCTCTGCGGTGTTCTTCTGGGCGTTGTCCACATCCGCGCCCAGATCGGTGAAGTTTGCCTTGCAGGTCGCGGTGATGCCGCCGGTCGTGGCAGTGATAATGTCTGCGTCCTGAACTTCGGTTTCGCCGGTTACATCAAACTTGTTGACCACGATGCCTGCGTTGAACTGCATGGATTCGAACGCTTTCTGCGAAATTTTGGAAAATTTTCTTGCCATATTGCTCCTTTACTCACGGTATAAACCGTGTGAGTTCAAAATTGAGGTATTCGCACAAATAGCCCTCGGGAGGGTTGTCGAGGGGCTGTGCCCATGGGGTGCCTTTTTGCAAAAGAATAGCGCCGCCCTCACAGGAAAGCGTTATGCTGTCCTCGAGGGCTGCGCTGATCGTATCTTCTTTTTGCAGGATGGGGGCTCTGCCGCCCTTGCTGGGGTACCACAGCCGGGCGTGGAAGGATGCCGTTTCGTTCCACCCGCCGGGGATGGTGGGCTTGTAGGTCAGATAGGGCAGTGAAGCGGCAGGAGGGATGTTATCTTCCAGATAGCCCGGGATGCCAAAGCCGTTGAAAAACGTGTTCAGCGCTCGGTTGATGCTCTCAGACGGCCCCATTACGGCAGCACCGCCTTTTTGCACTTGACGGCCCGCAGCCCCATGCCGGATTCCGGCGGGGCCTTGGTTTCGTCTGCTGCGCTGGTGATCTGGAAGGTCTGCCCGTCGCTCACCCGCTTGATGTAGTCCGGGAAAGCCAGCGGAACACCGGTGCCAACAAGCAGCGTGTAGGTGGATGCTGTGTCTGCCTGCTCTGCCACCTGAGCTTCCACGGTGGTATCGTGACGCTCCACGGCCTCAAACTCTGGGCCGTCCTTCCAGCCGGACACAAAGCCGCCCACGCCGTCCGGCTCATAGCTGCGGGTCTGAAAACGGTATTTTTGGGTAAAGCTCTGCATCACGGTGGATGCAGTGAACGCGTTGACCATGTCACATCTTCCTCCAATGATTGATCTCGGATTTATAGCGAGTCTTGCCGTCGGCAGGCAGGCCGTCCGCGCCTGTAGCCATCGTGCCGGACCACCCGGTAAAGGACTGGGACACATACACGCCGCCGGCCGGGAGCACCTTGTCGTATGCGTCGATTTTTTCAGCCAGCGCCACAAAATCAGGCGGCACGCGCATGGGCTGCACCGTCCCGGTGAAGGTCTCAGCAGTCAGATCGCCGTCCCCGGCCTTGTGCACGCCGTCATTGAAGATGGATCCGCACACGAGGAAATACTGCCCCGGCACTACCCCGGCGGGCACGGTATCCGGCTCAAAAGCAAACTCCCCGGCAACGGGATCATCTGCCCGGTCAAAAAAATTGTGCGTGTAAACGCACAGCTCTGGGACGGTCATGCAAAGTCACCCCCTTGCAGGTTAGACCGATTCACCCGGGGTAATGGTCTCGACAGCGATACCGTCCAGATACTCAGCAAACAGGGTCACGCCCATAATGGCGTAGCTCTCGGAGGTTGCGGTGCTGTAGTTTGCCTGAGTGTGGAAGCCAATGAGGTTGCTTGCCTCGCCTGCGGTCCGGTAGACCAGACCTGCGCGGGCAAACTCGCTATCCGCAGGATCCACATAGTACATGACGATGTTGTCTACCGGGGTGGCAATAACCTTTCCCTTCGCGATCTCACCGTCGGACAGCAGGAAGATGGTGTTGTAGCCCATGAAGTCCTTGATGTACTGGAAGCCGAACTGGTTCTGCACGGTGATATTGGCATTGCCCAGATAGTCGTACACGTCCATCACGTTGACAAAGCCAACAACGCCGGTCACGGTGCGATGCATGGTCTTGAACTTGTTCTCGACCGCGCCCTTGGCATGTGCCAGCGCCATCTGGAAGGTCTTGGGAGTGCCCTTCAGGGTTCCGGTGTTCAGGAACTTGTAGAACTTATCCGTTACCAGAGCGGTCAGGTCGTACAGGAACTCATCATCGGTCTTCTGCACGGCGACATCGTAGCCGTAATTCTGGATTGCCTCAAGGGTGACAGACTTGCCGTACTTGTCGATGGTGATCTTGCCGTACTCCTTCTCCTTGACGGTGTACTTGCTGAACGGGATCTCTTCGCCCTCGCCCACGGTGCCGCTCTGCAGGGTGCCCTGTGCATACTTGCTTTTGAGCACGGTGCCAGGCTGCATCCGGATAGGGCGCATGATGCCCAGAATGGTGCGCAGATGGTCCCAGTTGCGCTGGAAACGGGTCACAAAGTCGATTTCACGCGCGGCTACGGTGATATCGGTGGTCATGGTGATATTTTCTTTTGCTGCCATGTATTAGTCCTTTCCGCCGCCTGTAAACAGGTCGGCATTTGCAGCAATCGCAGCCTGGCGTTCGCCAGCGTCCTTGATTGCAAAAATTTGGTCTTTGGTCATTTTGGAGCCGGTGTTGGTGGGCGGGGTGTCCACCTTCGCGCCGGTGGTGGTCGTAGTGCCCACGAAGTCGCTCCAATCAGCTTTCAGACTGTCAGCGTGCTTCTTGGCGTCCTTGACCTCGCCCTTATCGTCCAGCTCCAGCTTGTCGATATCCTCGCCAGACAGCCGCACGACCCGATCAGCATACTTGTCCAGCACCCCGGCGTCCTTCAGCAGCTCCCGGAACTTTGCTTCCTTGGCTGCGTGGGTGTCTTTCTGGGTCTGCTGGGCCTTGTAGTCGGTCAGCGCCTTTTCAGCGGCTTGCTTGCCGCCGTTGGCTGCATCCCGGTCCTTTTCGGCCTGTGTGCGGGCTGTTTTTTCTGCATCCAGCTGGTCTTTGAGTTCGTCCGTCTCCTTGTGCAGGGCGTCCAGAATGGCCTTGGCCTTGTCATCGTTGGAGGTTTCGGGGTTCTCCAGAATCGTGCGGATGTCAGCTCTTTTGAGTGCCATGTGATAGTCCTTTCTGCCCTTGCTCGGGCTGCCATGCTTGGCAATAAGGTTTAATTTTCCGGACGTGCTGCCGGTGTGGTGCCGCTTGTGGGGCTTGAACCCACGGCCCCCGGATTAAAAGTCCGGTGCTCTGCCAGACTGAGCGAAAACGGCATAAAAAAGCGGCTGACGCTGTGCGCCAACCGCTGAGTATTTAGTTTTAGAGCGAAAATTCACAGTCTGTGTCTGTCGGATAGTCCTGCGCTTCGGACGGAACATAGACCAAAACAGAAATTTTGGCTTTGCCTTCGCCGTATGTGTTATCACACATCTCCTGAAGCGCTTTGCGTGCCTGAGCACCAGCCGCAAACAAATCTTTGACTTTTGCAGCCTTGGGCTTGTTCTTTTTCTTCACCTCAAGCATCTGCTTTTTGATTTCTTCAATTCTTTCGGAAGACTCATGATAAAGTCTTTCTGCTTCTCCCTGCATTTTCACAGCAGCTTCAAGCTGTGCGCTCAAGCTTTCAAGCTCGGTCATCCTTATACCTCCTTGTTTCCTTCTTTCACTGCGATCTCTCGCAGCTCGTCAATGTGATTTTCCACCGCCGGGCGGAGGAACGGGCGTGGGGCCATGCCCCGGGTAAAGTGCCACTTGCCGTTGAAGTCCTTCCAGACCCACGGCGTTTTGCGCCCGTTGCCTTTCTCGGCAAAGATGCCCGTGCCCAGCTCCACATACACGCTGTAAAACAGGTTTGACCCGATGGTCACGGTCTTTTTTGCAAGGTCTACGGCAAAAGTCAGGCTTTGCTTGAGCGCGCCGCCCACATAGCCCTCGATGCCCGTGCTGTCTGCCGTGCCGGTGGGTACAAGCAGCTGGGCGTAGTCCTGCACTTTCATGCCCCAGATGGTCAACACCCGCTTCGCCCAAGAGTCCAGAGCTTCAAGCAGCCGCGGGGTGTTGTCCGTGAATTTGATATTGTAGTTAAAGTTCATAGTTCATCCCTCGGTTCTCGCTTTTTCTTTAAGGCGCGACCGCACTCAGGGCAGAAATTCAGCTGTCCGGCACGATGCGTTACCGTACCGCACACGCCTGCGCCTTTCCTGTGCGTTTTTGTGATAAGACTGACTTGAAACGTGGTGTAAAGGTCGTTTTCCCCTTTGGGGGAATTTTTCTTCCACCACGCAAGCCTCTCGCAAAATTTGCAAGGCTTCTTCTCATCCATGCTTTGCAGCCTCCTTTCTGCGTTTTCGCTCTTCTGCCCACCACATTTGCTCTTTTTCCTTTCCGCCCTTGGATTTATACCACTCGGTGTAATCCATGACGGGGGCGGTCTCTTTGGTCACATTGTCCCGCTGCATGGCGTTCTGCCGGGGATACTTGCCCAGAGCAGAGGACAGCACACAGCGGCAGTGGTAAACCATCTCCGGCGCTGCGTTTGGGTCGCCGGGGCGCTGAATCTCGTATCCCATGACCTTAAACGGCTCGTCAAGCTCTGCCGTCTGCTGATCCAGCAGGCGGTGCATCTCACGGGTGCGGTAGTCGTGGGTGGAATTCCAGCGCTTTTTGACCTCGATGCCCAAAGCCTGAGCGTTTCTCATCTGCTGCAAAGCCCCGGCGTTCTGGGCACTGGTAAGGGCTGTGATGGCGTTGTTCATAGCCCAGTGAATCTCTGTGTCTGCCATGCCGTTTACGGCCTGCACGGCGATGTCGTGGACGCTTTTGCCCTGCACGATGCCCTGCATGACGTAGCGATTGAACACCCGGGCATCATAGGTGCGGTTGCTCTCGCTCTTGATGCGCTTGTTGGGCACCAGCTTGGGGTTTTCCTTCAACAGCAGCTTGACCGCTTCGGTGTTGTACAGGGTCAGCCCGAACGTCACGCCTGCGGCCTGTTCCAGCTCGTAGAAAGCCCAGTTTGCGCCAAAGGAAAAGATGTTGTATTGCTCATCCCGGGCCAGCTTGTAGGCCGTCTCTTGGGCTGTGGTGCACGTCTGCGTGATGCCGTCCAGCTTGGCGTGCATCAAATCGGACTGAAAGACCTGATTTTGCAACCAGATGCGGTAATCATCCTCTGTAATCTCGCCTGCATCCAGCTGTGCCCGTTTGCGCTCGTCCAGCGCTTTGTACTTTTCCAGAAACTCGGTAAGCTGCTCCTGCATCTCCCGGCGGGCAGTGCCGTACACCCGGAGGATGCGGCGGCGCAGGCGGTTCAGCTGGCGGGTAGAGATGCGGTCACGGTCAGAAATCACGTTTCATCACCGTCTCCCTCCCCCTCGCCCACGGTCTCCCGTGTTGCGCTCTCAGCCATCAGCGCGGCCTTGGCCTGCTCCTTTTGTTCCGGGGTGAGGTTGGGCAGCAGGTCAATGGCCATGTCATGCCCGATGATGGGTGCCTCAGAGATTACCGTTGCGACCTGTTCGGCTGTGTTGGTGATCTTGCTGCGGTTGAATGCCGGCATAGCGTTGTCAAAGCCAGCCAGTGCGCAGATCTGCCGGATGAACGGCTTGACCTGCGCCTCGAAGTCGTCCGCGTTCTGGTTCAGCGGTTCATAGGCTGCATCCAGATGGTCGTTGGTGCTGTCCGCACTGACGCAATGCACGTCCAGACCGCCGAAGTCTTCATACACCCGGGTGTGGAGCAGCTCCAACAGAGCCTGCCGGGCCGTCACAGGGATCTCGGTGGTGTAGGGGGTGATCTTGCCGCCCCCGCTGGTGTCTGCGCCCGCAATGTGGTACAAATTCAGCTTGACAAGGAACTCCTGCAGCTCGTCGTCCGTCATGCCGTTGAAGTTCTCGCACAGCCAGTAGATCTGCGAAAAGTCCTGCAAGTCATTGCAGAAGCCGGACATCACCAGATCGGTGTTGTCAATGTAGGCTTTCAGACCCACAAGGGTGCTCTGGTGCAGGTCGGAGCCCCACAGCGGCACAATGGGCAGAGCGCTGTAGTTTTCGCCCTCCACGCTTTCCAGCCCGCCGCCGGGTGTGGTGACGGTCACGCTCTTGTATGCCTGCTTCGGCGTTGTCTCCTGCATCACATTGCCGATTTTGCTTTCCGTGTACTCGGTAAAGCCGTCCAGCTCGTACAGGATATAGTGCATATCCGTGTCAGGATTCAGCCGCCAGAAGCGCACACCCGCCTGCAAAAGGCCTGTCTTTTCATCGTACAGGGGTGCGAACTCGGTCAGCTTGAACACCACCAGATGGTCGTTGTTCCAGAATCCAAAGCTCTCACCGTGGATCAGGGCAAAATATCCGGCCTTCTGGATCTGCTCGTCAAAGTTTTGCCCAAGCTTGCCCTTGTCCACGCCATCGTCTGCAAAGACCACGCCGTTGCCGAGGGAGTAGGTTGCCCGCTGCTTGTTGAGCCGCCGGAAAAGATTGCTCTTGACCATATCGGGGTGTGGGGTGTCCTGCTTGGTGTTTTTGGATAGGCGCTGCAGCATCGAAGCGTAAGCCTGCGCGAATCGTTCAGCCCCCGGGTTTTTCTGGGCATCGTACAGGTCGGCGTCCAGAGCCATCTTGTAGGGCTTGGAAGCGCAGTGCTGCTGCACGAAGCGCCGGATGAAATCAGGCTGTTCCCCGGCGGCTTGCGCCTGCTGGAAGGTCTGGAATGTGTATACAGTGCTCAAAATCAATCCCTCAGTTTCACAAGGCGCTTTGTGCGCACGAAATAGCGGATAGCGTCCATGCAGTGGTCGTTGACCTTCAGCACGGTGTCGTCTTTGTCTGGATCCCAAGCGTACACGCCGAACTCTTCCAGCGTGTGCTTGCAGTCTTTGTAGATCTTCAGTCGCCCGGTCTGCAGCATGGTCTGCACGTCCAGAATGCCGCTCAGAACATCGTTGTTTGCAGGGGTTTGGGTAAAGCCGTTCTTTCGCAACTCTGTGATCAGCGGCAGGGCCGACGGGTCCACAATGATCCTCTCCGGCTTGAGACCATTCAGCCATGCCTTGAGGTCTGCAACATACTCGCCCACGGTCTTTTGCCGCTTCTGTTCGCGGCCGCTGTAGTAGTACTCCCGGGTGACGATCCAGCAGTCTGCATCTGCCTGCTTTTGGAACAGCAAAAAGGTCGTTGCGTTCTGGGTGCCAAAGTCGCAAGCCACATAAGCGCTCTTTGGAGACAGCGCCGGAAGCGCGTCAATAACGTGCTTCTTGCGGTCGAACATGTCATAAACAAGACCCTCCGCCACGGTCCACAGGCCCAGAATGTAGCGCTGATAGAAAACGCCGCTGTACTGGCTGCGGTATCTGGCCTTGATGTCCTCGGAAAGCGACAGGTTGTCGTCCATCGTAAAGTGGAGATACATCATCTTGCGGGAGCGGCATTTCCGCACCCACTCCAGATAGAACCAGTGCTGTGGGCTGCCCGGGTTGCAGTTGAACCAGAACTTTGATCCGGTGACGGAGCAACGGGCTGTGGCCTGATTGACGAAGCTCTGCGGCATCAGGGCCACCTCGTCAAAGAATGCCCCAGCAAGGGTGATGCCCTGGATCAGGTCTTGACTGCTCTCGTCCTTGCCGCCAAAAAAGTAAAACTCGTTGGTTCTGCCGCCCTTGCTGACGGTCATGCAGTTTTCTGCCCGGTGCTCCTTGACGCTGTAGCCACGGGCCGCAAGCTGCTGTTTGAGTGTGCCCAGCACGTTGCGCCGGAAGCTGGCAATGGTCTTGCCACACATGGCAAACTGCTGGCCGCTGTAGCATGTCATGGCCCACTGGACAAAAGAAAAGCTCATGGCAAAGGTCTTGCCCGAGCGGATAGCGCCATCGGCAATGATGCCGTTGTATCCGCTGTATGCGCTCTGCGGTGTCCACCAACTCAGGACCTGCTTTTGCCGCTGGCTGAGGGCTTTCCAGCGAAAACCGTTACTTTTCCGCATTGTCGTCCTCTTCTTTTGGCAGAAAATCCACATCGTCAGGCGTGCTGAGGTCAGCGGCGGCATTCAGGGCCTCTACAAGACCATCATCCGGGACTTCTACGCCGCTCTGATCTCCCAGCATGGCAAACTTATCCACGATGGTGCCGAACGCCGTGGATAGCTGCGGCAGCGTTGCCTCTGCGATCTTGTCCGGGTCTGCCATCGCCTGAAGGTACAGCCCGAGAAGATCCTGCGCTTCCCCGCGCTTGCTGCCTAAGTAGGAAAGCATGTCCTGCGTGTTCTGCTCTTTTTTTAAGGCGCACAAATCCGCACACTTGGGATTATCTTTCACGATTTTCCGCACGGTGCTTTCTGCTACGTCGTTCAGCTTGGCGGCTTTGGCATAGCTCTGCAGCTGCACATAGTCAGCAATGATCTTCTTTTTTTGCCTGTCTGTCAGCCGCTTCGCACTCACCGCCACCACCTCTCTAAACTCATGCAAAAGAAAAACCGTCCGGAAATCCGAACGGTCAAAATATCAAAATAAGCAGCACCCGTGCATTCAGTGCGTTGGACATGCGTCAAACGGTGGGCGCTGCTGCATCTGGAACTTTCGCCGCCAGATGCCCGGCTATCTGCGCAGCCCTCTCACAGGGTACGCAGCTGGCATTCCCGGCAGGGACCGAGCCTGCAGCCTCTAGTTTTGGAGACCAGCGCTCTACCAATTGAGCTACGGGAATATAAAAAACCGCCCTTGGAATCGAACCAGCCGTGTCTACACACACGCGCCGCGCTCCAAACTGCGCTCAGGCGGCCATATAAAAACAGCTCCGGTTCGCCGCCGGGGCTGTTGGTTGGCGCACATCCTGTCAGGAAAGCTACACCTTGGCAAGGATTCTAAGGCCTTTTCTTGGCACGGGAGGTTGCACGTGCGGCCTTGCGGGTTGTCTAGTCCATGCGCCATACGGTGCGATACGGCGGAATCGAACCGCCTCCTGTCTCTCATGAGCGGCAGGCTGCCTTTGTGTCAGTGTATCGCATAGAAGCAGCCCGCGAAACGTGAAGAGAGCAAAGCCCAGTACCTGCAAGCAGAAAAGGAGGAAAATGCCAAGAAGGGACACGTTTCGGAGGCTGCGTGCATCGGTTTGCCTTTTGGCTTTTCCGATGATACAATTTTACACCATGCGATAGTGAAACCGCAATGTAATGACAGTGCAATGTTTTTAAAGGCTCAGCTCCTCCATTGCTTTGCGCCGCAAGACATAGACCATGCGCAGAGAGTAATTCATATCTTTTGCGACCCTGTCCCACGTGAGACAATCGAGATAGTACTTGTACAGCACCGTGTATGCTTTCTCGTTCTGGATCTGGGCGAGCGCGTTTCTGATCTCGAGGAATAGCCTGTCGCAGACCGCTCTTTGCTCATAGGCGCGGCGCTCCGCTTCCTCTTCGCGTTCCACCGCCCGGGCAAGGCTCTGGCCATCTTTGCTGCCGCCGGGGGCCGCGCTGAGGCTCTGGGTGATGTGCCGGGTGGCCTCCTGTGCTTCGGCCAGCCGGTCAGACAGCAAGTAGTATCTTTTCTCTGCTTCGCGGTAGCGGTTCAGCCACGCCTTAACGGTGCGGTAATCGGTTTCGTCCGGCTTCTGGGTGTCGGTGTCAGGTGTCCATGTGCGGGTCATTGGTAAGTCACCTCATCAGGGTCTTTCCCGGCAAGAAGGTCGGAAAGTTCAGTGTTGAGCGTATCTGCAATCTTTCTTGCCGTTAAAATTGCGACAGGCTTATTGTTTCGCGCTTTCCAAACGGCCTGACGATAGACACCCCGCTCAACAAGATCATTTGTTTTCATGTTAAGCCTTGCCATTTGAGTGATGACTTTTACTCGGTCGAACATGACCGCAGTCGATTTTTTCATAGTTATTCCTCCATTTCTTCAATCTCAATTTCCACCCGTGGTTTCTCCCGAGCAAGCTCCACCCGGCTGCCATCGTGGGCGGCGACGATCTTGCTGTTGTCGTCCTCCAGCACCCGGGCTTTTACTAGGATGTCCGTGGTCGCCTCGATGAGGTTTGCCAGATCGACCCGACGGGCGGTCTTCATGTAGTACACGCACCGCACATTCACACGGGCAGAGATGGGGCTGCGCGGCTTTTTGATTTGCCGCAGGCAATCCGTCTCATAATCCACATATGCCTTGCTAGGTGCCACAAAGCGCCCGCCTGAGTGGCTTTTGAGGATGCGTGCAGAGTTTTTCTTGGTGCGGGGGTCGCCGTAGAGGGTCAGGTGCATTTCTTTCGTTCCTCGCTGTTCCACTGCTTGAGTGTTGGTGCGTAATGCCCGCACATCAAACAACAAAGTTCAGTCCCCGGGGCTGACAGCACTGTGAGCTTCGGATTAACTGACTTGATTTTCTTTCCCCATGCAATAAGTCCACTCCCGCACTTTGGGCAAGGAAGAACAGTGTATGATTTTTTTATCACTTCACATCCTCCATCAAATCGTCAATGTGCATCTGCACAGCCTGTTCCGGCACATCTTCCCAGCCGATGCCGATGTAGTCCAGCACACGGCCCCAGCCGTACCAGTTGCCGTTTTCGTCCCGGCAGACGTGCTTCATCCAGAACTCCCACTCTTTTGGGTTTGTCTCCCGCAAAACGTCAAACCGATGCGGTCTTCCCTCAACGTGGATGCCAAAGCCGCACATAGTGCAGCCGGTGCGTTGTGCCTTTGTGGTGTACAGCTTTCCGTCCCTGTCCTTCGCAATTTCGCCATATTCGGCGGGAATAGGAACGTTCAGATCAAGCGCAAGCTGCAAAATGTCCTGTCGGTCAAAAATAGCAAAGGGTGCGCTGCGGGTGGTTGTTTTGCCGAAGTAGTTGCAGCCGTGCATTTTCAGGCTTTTCTCGCGCCGCCCGCCCTCGCTGGCCATAAGACCCATGTAGGGCACGCTGTTGTGGTCCCGCGCCCAGTCGTTACAGGGTTTTTCCTTGAGGTAGTAGCAGCAGCGGTCAGACACCTTAAACGGGGCCGCCTGATACCCAAGCGCCGCGCCCTCCGCGTCTGCGCCGCCAAACAGGTCGAGCCACTTCTGTGGCAGCTTCATGCGGCTGTTCTTCTGCCAGCCGCCATATTCGCCAGTTTCCCCGGTGATGATCGCATGCCGCACGGTTGCGTTTTGCTCTGTCGGGTTCTGCAGCAGCATAATTTTCCTGGCCTTTTCCTTGCTGATGACTGGCCAGCCAAATTCCTGCAAAACCTGCACCTTGCTTTTCAACGGCTTCAGGAACACGAAGGACGGGGCTTCGCCATCTCCCATCCAGTTTTTGTATTCGGTCTCCATCTCTGCCGCCATCTGCTTGTGCACCTGCTGTACGCCTTTGCCTTCCAGCGAAGAGCAGGACACGCATGTAACGGGCAGCCCGATGCTCTCCAAGAAGTAATGCAGCGTGATAGAATCCAGCCCGCCCACGGATAGGTGCACGCCCTTGTCGTGCTCTTTTGCCCAGTAGTAGAATGCCTCTGCCATTTCCTGTGCGTGCTCAACCTTGCGCTTGTATTCCCACTTCTGCATCGTCTGAAAACGCTCGATGTTTGCCAAAGAGCTATTTTCAGCCATAATCTCCTGTACCGTTTTCATTTTTTACCCCCATTGCTCGGCCATGGCTTTTGCAATGCCCGGCGCGGTTTTGCTTCTGGCTTTGCCTGGAAAGCCTTGCACACCTCCTGCGATTCCTCACAGGCAATCAGAACTTTCACCGTTTTCTTCCTCCCATCCAAAATTCCTGATTGAATGCGTTCTTACTGATGCGTTCCGCCGCATGCTTGGCTTCTGTGTATGCACGTTGCTCCTTCAGCTGACGCTTGTACTCGGCGTACCGTGGGCAGCTGTCGTGACAGATCGGGTGCCGGTCGGGGCAGTGAAAGCAGGGTTCAAGTTTTACCATCGGTCTGCACCTCCTGATTTTCTTTTCCGAGCTCCTTCCTTGTCGGCTCGCTCGCCCGCAGCCTTGCAGCTTCACGGGGGGCGGTGGTGATATCTGCCTGCGCCTGCTTCAAAAACTCGGCACGGCGGTATGTAAGGTCTGGCATTTCAGCCAGCTCTGCAAGCCCTCCAACGCTCCCGGCATAGGATTTTGCCGCCGGGGGGAGTTGATCATACAGGGCTTGCAGCTCTTTCTGCCCGTCACTACGCAGCAGCCCGCCCTTTTCGTCAATGCCGGTCACCATCGGGAACTTGCGCCAGCTCAAAAATGTCTGTGCCTTGCGTGCCGCTACAGCCAGAGCTTCCCATTCAGCGGACGGGTCAAGACACTGGGAAAGCTGCTTGAAGATGTCGGCCACCGTGACCGGATAAACGCATACCCGGTTTGCCGCCAGAAAAGCCCGCTTGACAGTATCGCCGTCATAGTCGCCAAACTGGTACGCCCACACATCGATGGTTGTCTGCATCTCCTCATCGGTCAGTGGCTTGGAACCCAGCTTGTACAACACAAAATTCATGCGGATCAGCTTTGCCACGTCTTCCCGCGTCATGTCTCAAACCCTCTTTCTCTGTCCATCTTCGCCAGCACCCGGGCAAGCTGGTCGTCTACGGTCTCGGTTGGCTGCTTGCCCCGCGGTCTGGCTTGTCGGCTTTGTTCGTTGGCTTCCACATCCCCCGGTGTGCGCAGGCCGTCCCGTTTCCAGCCGGACAATATGCCGTTGATGTAGTTCCACGACCGCTTGCCAGCTTCTGCAGCTTTGTCGATCGCCAGCAGGATCATCTCTGTGCTGTACTCCTGCCTCCACTTCTGCAGCTTGTCCAGTGCAGAGCGCGGGAAGTCCCCAACGGCCTGCTGATAATGCTGGACGATCTTGGAAAGTTCTACGTCAACGGCGGCGGCGCTATTATATATATCCCCGTTAGGGGATATAACAGTTCCAGTACCAGTAACAGTTCCAGTACCAGTAACAGTTCCAGTACCAGTAACAGTTCCAGTACCAGTAACAGTATCATTATAGTTACCACTTGCTTGCACTTGGTAGCATGTGCTAGCATTTGCTGAACTTGCTTTCATTTGAGCAGCACGGGCTTTTCCGGCTTCCCGGCGCTTTTGCTTGACGTTCTCGTACTTTTCTGTAGCCGAATCCACGCCATTGCACATGAACCGGAAATTTCCGCGCATTCCACGGTCGGAAAATGCTGGTTTTTCGCCTGTTCTGACGTACTTTGCCAAAGCCCGCATTAGCTGTCCTACTTCGGCATCCGTGTACTCTTCCAGCGCATCAAACCAGTCCAGATACACCACAAACGACTTTTTTTCTTCTTTTGCCACCTGCTCACCTCCTTTGCACGCCCGTATAGCCAGATAGCACAGCTTGCGAAATCAGAAGGGGAGATCTTCTGCGTCTTCTTTGATGGGGTCGTATTCAGCAGATTTGGCCGCTTCCGGAGCGCTGGTGCTGTGCGGCGCGTAGTCTGCAAGGCTTTCGCCGGGGTACATCTGCGCGCCCTGCAGGCCTTCCGGTTCTGCTGCCGGTTCTGCAGGTTCCAACGGCTGGCCGGGCTGCGCCATCAGATCGATCATCTGCTGCAGCCAGCGGAATGTTACCAGCCCGCCGGGCTGAACATCATCCGCGTCCACATCGTAGTAGGTCTTGCCGTTGTACTCCCGCTCTTTCAGCTTTTGAGCAAAAACTGTGACCTGATCGCCTTTCTGCAGCATGCCGTCCCACTGGTCAATGCCGTGCCAGAGGTTAACACCCACAAAGAAGCTCTGCCATTTCCCAGTCTCATCCTGTGTGCGGCTGGCTTTCAGGTCGAATTTCAGAACCCGTTTCTGACCGGCATCCCGAAGTACCGGGTCTTTGGCGATCTCACCGTGCAGCATGATGCCGTTCTTGGTCTGGACGATCATGCGTCATCACCCCGGAACGGATCATCGGCGTTTTCCTCTGCAGAGGGTGCATCCGGGGCAGGGATCAGGGTGCCTGCTGTCTTGCGATGGCGGTGGGAACCTGCGTAAGGATCCAGCACCGGCAGCTCTTCGGGCGGCACCTCGCGGGCGGTGCTTTCAGCGTCCACACGCACCTCACTCTCATCGTACAGAGCGCCGAAAGTAGAAGGGAATGCTTCACGCAGGGCGTGTACCAAAGCCACCTTGCGGATCATGGTGGCCTTCTTGCCGCTCCAGAGGGATTTGCCGGTGTCATACTCGCTGAGCTTGACTTCCTCATAGCTGGCGCGGGTGCGGTCCTTGCGGTAGACCTTTGCCCAGCCGCCGAGAAGGGTCTCGCCGCCGTCTCCATCATAGACGATAGATCCCTCACGGTTCAGCAGCTGGCCATCTGCGGTCAGGACGATCACGCCAGCTTCAAAGCCGTCAAAGTTGGGGTTGCGCTCGGCCATCTGCATGTAGCAGTTCTTGCCCAGCACGATGGTGCTGGCGGTTTCATCGTTCTTGTTGTCGTAGTGGATCAGGTAAGCCTCTTTGGTAAAGGGGTTCAGCTTGTACTGCTTGCAGGTCTCCAGAAAGATCTTGCACTCGGTGTCGGTGGCTTTGTCGCAAATAAAACGCCGTACTTCGTCAAAACTGACGACGAGGTGCTGGCCATCGGCAGCAGTGATCTCCACCGGAACGGACGGGGATGCGGCCTGCATAGCAGTGCTGCCTGCACGGTTGGCGTTCTGGACGGAACGGTTTGCCAAAGTCTGTGCATTGGAAACGGACGAAGTAGGCGCGGATGCGCCGGGTCGACTAAATGCCATAAGTAGATACCTCCAAAATTATTTGATAGAACCATAGCGGAAGCCGCGCTCTGCGGCTCCCTGCTTAAACCATGCGATGTCATCGCGGGTGAACTCTACCCAGAAACGATACTGCTTGCGGGCAGGAACTTCCGGCTGGGCAGGCGCTGCAAATTTCTGAAGCATGCTGAAATCCAACCTGCCATCCGGCGTGATGGCTGCATTGGCCTGCGCCGTTTGAACCGCTTCTGCGGCGATCTGGCGTTCTTCATCGGTTGGAGGGATAATGACCGGCGCGGTGGCCTGCGCCCGCTCTGCGGCCATTCTCTCGGCTTCTGCGCGGCGCAGCTTTTCCCGGTTGTCCTGCAGGCGCAGGTGTTCGGCAAGCGCGGCGTTCAGATCCAGAACACGAAGATATCCCAGCTTGCAGGCTTCAGCATCTTCGCCGCAGGTGTCCTGAATGATTTTCAACTCTTTCCGCCGTGTTTCAACATCCCGGCGCAGCTCCCGGCTGGCCTTTGCCAGATCATAGGTCTTGTTCAGCCACTGGGACACAAGCAGGCGGTCAAAGGGGATAAGCTCCCGCAGTTCTCCGATGCAGTCGGCATAGACAGCCCGCAGCGCATCCTGCTTATCCTGCCGCTCGGCTTCCTCCACAGCCTTGACCTGCTGGTCAATGGCACCGGAAACGTCCTTGCATCGGGTCTGCATCTGCTTGGTGCTCTGCAAGAACTCTTCCAACGGCTTCATGTAAAAAGCCTTTGCACTGCGGGCGGCATCGCTGAGCTGCTTGTCCAGCTTGTTCACTGCGGCGCGGTCGGCCTTGGCATCCTTGATGGTCTCAGGGGTGTAGACGCGACCAGTGTAGGCGGCCAGCATCTCGGTCAGATTCTTCTGCACCTCGGCTTCGTTCCACCGGATCGCGGGCAGTTCCGGGTGCTCCACCCGAACGGTCAATTCTTCTTGCATTAATATTCACCACCTCTGATAAACTCTCTCACCATCGTTGTTATATACGATGTAGGTATTGCGGGGATAACCTTGCGCGTGTTCCTTTTCGGACAGCGCATCCGCCTGTCGGACCAGCTCTCCCACTGTCTGCGCAGGGCGCCTCTCTAAAAGTTTCGGCGGGTTTTCAAGCCCGTCATAGATCTGCATAAGCGCCACTTGTAAAACCTCCTGTTTTGTGTTATTTTTGTGGTGATGGGCGGCGAGACTCATCACCCTTTGGGCTTGTCCGTGTTGGTGCACGGGCAGGCTCTTTCTTTTTGCCCGGTCATAAGTTGAACAGCTTAGAGAGAAAAGCTGCCTCCTTGTCGGAAAAGCCGGTCATGTTGGTGGTAGGACCCAGCTTATAGCGGGCAATGGCAGAAGATTTCATGGACTTACCAAACTTATCCATCAGATCTTCCACCTCCGCGTCCGTCAGATTCGTGCGAAGTTTCACCACCATGCTCTCAATCGTTGCCATCATGAGAAGTTCCTGAGCATGGAGAACGTTTTTGTCGGACCCCTTGAAGTCAACGGAAACCATGCCGCCGTGTTCTTCAATAATAATTTTCATGCTGTACCTTCCTTTTCGTTTATGTCCTCCCGCGGGATCTTCTCCACATGGTAGATGTAGCGCTGCCGGGGGTTGTCTTTTTTGCGCTTGGCGTGGCAGACAGCCGAAAAAAGCTGTTTCTGCTGGCATAGCCCATTTGCTGGACGATCATGTCAGCCGTCCCGCTGGCTATGATCTCGTCTGTCTTGTCGTCATACACGGTGTACCACATGACATGGTGGACAGTGTCAGGCATACGTGATCTCCCCGGACTCCTCTTGCAGCATCTCCCGCACGTTGTCCATTTCTTCGGCGCACATCTCCCATACGTTTGCCCGCGCGGAGTATTCGGCCCGGACAACAATGTCGTCTGAGGCTTCGGCTTTTCGCCAGCAGCGTTTGGCAAGACGCGTGTAAGATTTGACTTTGCCCTCAACGTACTCTTTGGCCGTCATCATGCCCCACGCTCCTGATTCTCCGGATACTCCGGGTTGCGGGCGTGGGTGCGGTTGATCTTGCCATACTTGCGCCGCTTTGCGGCTCTCTCCCTGTCCTCTGCGGCAAAGCCCAGACGAGCCAGCAGAACAGCGGCCAAAATCAGCACCAGCGACACCGCAAACAGTGTGCCGGAGATGTATCCGGTGGTCTGCGCGGTGCCCTCTGCGCCCATAGCTGCGCCCATTCCAACGCCGCCCAAAATGACGGCCAGCCAGTAGTAAGTAGTAGATTTGAGTTTCATTCTCTCGGGTCCTCCTTTGTGTAGATCTTCTTAAGTTTGTAGAAATCCTTCATCCACGCCATAAATCCGGCGCGTGAGATCAACGGCGCGGCACTCTTGGTGTCAATGGACGGAACTGCCCATGCCGGGAAGCTGCCGGCCTGAATCATACCGGTAAAGATCGGCTCGCTCACCGGAATGCCGTTGTCCCGCATGATCTGGCAGCATTCTGCAATTCCCATGCTCGGCTTCATCACTACCGCGTCCCTCCTTTTTCCCTCTCAGCTGCCGCTTCATCTGGATATACTCCAACCGCTCCGGCTGCCTTGCATCCCAGCGCTGTTCAAGCCAACGCTTGTTGTAGTGTTTCTTCTGTGCAGGCATGGTCAGCGCCTCACTTCTTAGAGCTGCCAAAGCTACCGATGAGCCAGAGCGCGATCCACGCCGCTGTTCCGGTGGCCCAGGTAAACGTCCAGTGCATCAATGCGCAGATGGCCCACACGGCGGCGCAGGTAACGCCCCACGAGATGCCCAGAAGGGCGGCAAACGCGATGATGATTGCCAGTGCTTCACCCATTGTCCCGCGCCTCCTTTGCGACTCTCTCAGCTGCCTGTGCCGCTGATTCCGTGCACCACTTGCCAGCCGGGGCGGTCTTGCGGGGGTCTGCCGGGGCTGCTGCAGCTTCGTCCTCTTCCAGCAGCTTGTTCAAATCGGCCAAGAACTGGCTGCACATATCCGCCTGCGCAGGCTCTGCAAGCCGGATGATAAAGCCGCCGTCTAAGAAGCTCTTTTGTGCGTTGATGGCCGCTTTCGTTTTGTAATAGTCTTCGAGATACTGATACTTGCCAATCAGCTGGCAAACTTTATCGCGCATCGTGGTTTTCATAAAAATCCTCCTTGCATCAATGACGCAGCACAACATTGGACGAATGAACCAGATAGGTCACACCGTCAATTTTCACTTGCAGCTGGTCGCCCTCGTAATCGTCCCAACTATTCAGCTTGCCCTCGACAATCGTTCCGTCGGGCATTTTCAGCTGTGCCCAGTTGTATTCATAGGTCAAATCGATGACCTGCTTATTGCATCCGGCCATCAGCAAAGCGCTTGCCAATACGGACGCTACGCCAACAATAACTTTTTTCATGCTCGTTTCTCCTTTTAATAAAATGTTCAATAAAATGCCTTCTCTTTGCTTTGCCGTCGCGGTGTGTCGCGTTGCCATGCCAATGCATCCGAAGCAAAACCTTGCCGCAGCGAATCGTTACGGTGCACCACTTTTCCTTTGCAAATCACATCAGCGCTTTTCTCTGCCATTCCTTCGCGTCGCCATGCTCTGCTCCGCCTTTGCCTTGCCTGTCTGTGCTTCTCAGTGCCACTGCACAGCAGTTCACCTCATAGCCGTTGCCACGCACCTCTCAGCCTTGCTCTGCCTTTGCAGCTCAACGCAGAGCTTTTCCGTTGCAATTCTGCGCCTTGCTTCGCCACACCATGCCTTGCCACTCAATTCCTTCGCCACGCGTCGCCGTACCATGCCTCCGCGAATCAGGGCCGTCAATGCCATGCCCTCGCTCTCAGGCTTTCACCTCATAGGCGATGTAAGTAAACCGGCCCTTTCCGCTGTTGCGCCACTGGCCGATGCCGCGGAGCTGGCCATAATCCATCCACTCGCGCACGGCCTTTTCGTGGCTGTCGTCAAGGAGGATCACGTCAAACTCACAGCTGCTGCCCGCCGGGATTTGCTCACTGTTGGCAAGGCTCACACGCTCACCCTGTGCCGTCTGGGCACGCAGGGGGCGCTGGCAGTCGGTAATCTCACCGTTTACGTGAATGGGAATCATGCGGGGCTGGACGAAGATCAGGCCGTCAATGACCTTCTTGTAAGCGGTCAGCTTGCCGCTTTCGTTCACGGCCTTCTTCTTGCCGGCCTCGGCCTTGCCGCCGATGCGGGAAAGCATCCCGCAAGCATCCTTAAACATGCCCTTGATCTGGTAATCGTAAAAAATCGGATTGCCGTCCGGGTCACGCGGGAAAACGGTCATGCCCTTGTCAGCTACCGCATCGGGGCCAAGAGCCGCTACTTCATCCTCGATGGTTGCAGCATCCGGCGACTTGCTGGCGATAAACTCGCGGGCCACATTGGGGTTTGCGGGCCAGGTGCCAAGCACCGGCTCAATAAACGTAGCTTTTACATGCAGCTTTTTCATAATAGTAACCTCCAAAATATATTGCTTACGCCACGCCGTTGTTCTCGGTCTGGCGGTCGTTCTTGCGCACCGCAGCCATTCCCATGCCCATCCAGAGCAAGGTCTGCTTGTCGCGCGGATCCAGCGAGTCAAACAGCTCGTTTACCAGCGCGTCCGCAGCGTGAGCCCCGTCGATGGGGATGCTGTACCGCTCTGCTGCCAGATCGGTGCGGTTCTTCTTTGTCTTTGCCATAAAATCAACTCCTTCTGTGGTTGGCACCCACGACCTTGCCCGGCTGGCTGCCGGGTGGTTTCGGCCCTTGCCGGGGGCCATCATCAGGCGGGTTGTGTCCAGAAATCAAAATCGGCCAGAACATACTCCCGATTCTCCGGTGTGTCCGGCAGGGTATAACCCGAACGATCGTTCCCGCAAAACACTTCACCAAAGTTATTCACCCCGCACGAAACACCTGTGCGTGCATCCTGTTTGAAAATTTTCATCGTTCAGACCTCCTTAAACATCTTCACGCCGGCCACGGTGTAGTCAGCCGCCGGGCCCATATAACCGTAAGCAAAAGAAACGACCGGGTGCCATGCGCCATTGGCGTAGACTTGCAGTGCATCGCAATGCGTCTCGGCTTGCGCGCCGTGAATCCACTGGCCAGACCGGCGGCATCCCTTCCAGCGGAACCAGTTGTAACCCCTTGTGGGCACAACATAACTAACGCTGTCCACATCAGCTACTTCCCGGGTGCGCCTGGCCCGAGCTGCGATCTCGTAAACGTCCATCATCCCTTAGTCCTCCCTTACTCTTTGACTTCGCACACGTCGGTCACTTCGTAGATGTCCAGACCGTGCCCGGTCTCGTCGATCAACCGCTGCACTGCCACGTTCCGGGCATCCACCGGGTCCTCGGCAAGGACCTCGTAGCAGTCCCAGAACTTATCAACCGTGTTGTAGACGTACACCTTATAGCGTTTCATAATTTTTGTCCTCCTTATCAGGCGTTGAATGCCGGGCACACAGTGCCACGGAAGTGGGTGAGACGGATCGCGTGCTTCAACTCCTTCTCGCTCATGCAAGCGGTCTGGAGCTGGCAGACGAACTTGATTGCCCACCACAGGCCCTGCACCGTCTGGCGGTCAAGCACCGCACGGCGCTCGGCGTCGGTCTGGGCGGCGTTGTACCGCTTGAGGGTGTTATTGCAATCTGCGACGAAGTTTTCCGGGATGTTAATAGAAAGTGCGTTCATGTTTTTGTCCTCCTGTTTGCTTGTGCTTCTTAGCTTGGCTATATTATAGCATAGCTTGGCTATCATGTCAACACTTTTTTCTTCGCTCAGCTAATTTTTTCTATTGACACGGCTTTGTGCTTGCTGTATAATAAAGGTGCAAGGAGGCGTCGCTAATGAACACTCGAATCGAGCAAATCATTGCAGCGCTTAATATCAAGAAGGTTGACTTTGCCAACCGTCTTGGTGTTTCTCAGCCCTTCGTTTCTGAGCTTTGTTCAGGCCGGAAGGTTCCCAGCGACCGAACGATCTCCGACATCTGCCGTGAGTTTAACGTCAACGAGACGTGGCTGCGGACAGGCGAAGGAGAGATGTTCAACCAGATAACCCAGTCGGAGAAGCTGGCTGCTTTTCTCGCTGACATTACGGCGAACGAAGAAGACAGCTTCAAACGGCAGTTTGTGGAAGTTCTGGCCGATCTGGAGCCCGAAGACTGGAAATTTCTTGAGCGGATGGCGAGAAAGCTGCAAAAAAAAGAGGGAAACCCGTAAGGGTTCCCCTTCTTTTGCTACCTTGATTTATTTAATCAGCCTGCTGGCGTAAACCCAGACCAGGCGCAGCTTGCGCAGGTCTGCCTTTTCCAGCAGTTTGATAATTGCGTCAATGTAGCCTTGTCGGTCTGTGGTGTTTATTCTGATGCCTCCTATGTGATGTAAAATTTAATATGTGTGAGGTGGTTCCCGTGATATGGAATGTTGGATTTCGAAAAAATATCACGCGGGTTATCAATGCGGTCTTCAAGAAAAAAGATGATCCCGAAGTCCAAGAGTCGTTGCATTTTGTGCGCCCGAACGCTAAGTGGAGCAAATCACCAGAGCCCGTTGTTTTAATCGACCCTGACACCGGGGAGGAATTTGTGGATTTCCCGGAAGAAACAATACCGGAACGGATACGGAAGGTTTTGGACTCTTTTCTAGTGATAGAGAGAACTTCAGATATCGATATTCTATTTTCAAGATATGATATGATTCTTGATACGCTCGATGAGCTCAAGAAGTATGAGAGGATGGGGTTCAAATTTGATTTTAGCCCTACTGAGCTTTATAACATGATGAAATTTTCTCTCGTTGACCTTTTTGAGGTTGTTGTCGAAAATTCTTATATCAAGCAGCTGGAAAAACTCCTGACTTTGAAAACTCAAAAGGGAAAAGCAAACTCTATTCAAAAGTGGAAAGATTCTTTTTCGGATGAACGAATTACAAATTCAATGATGGGTTGTGTGGTTTTACGTTTTGACAAAATGCAGAATTTTATAAAATCAAAAGATGAGGTGTAATCATGGCAAATACCTGTCCGGTCTGCGGCGGCAAGCTGGGTCTGCTGAACCGTGAGAAAAGCGTTGACGGCTTGATTTGCGCCAGCTGCAGCAACTTTTTCTTTTCAAAATTGGGCATCCGGGCAGCAAAGCAACCGACAGCTGCCCTTGCGGACTACTGGGCTACACTGGAACAGCGTCGGAAGGCGTTCGAAGAAACCGATTCCATTTATGATGGTGACGCACTCTTTGTGTCGATTGACAAACCCAACCGGATGTTTTGCATTGGACACCGCAGTGGTGATAAAGGCCCTCGCATGATCTACAGCTTTGATGAAGTCGCCGGTTATGAATCTGACGTGCCTGACGATCTGACGGTGACAGAGACAAAGGGTGGTATTGGCCGTGCCGTGATTGGTGCAGCCGTTGCCGGGCCTGTGGGTGCGATCGTGGGCGCTGCCACCGCTAAAACAGAGACCCGCAAGGGCCGCAGTAAAGAGAGCGTGTCTATCCACTTTGCGCTTCCACTGGGCGAAAGCAACTTGCCGACAACGGTTTATCCCGGCGGAATGACTGCGTTTCTCAAGAGCTGCAAAGTCAGCCAGGAGAAGCCGCAGGCTGCCGCTCCGGCTGCCCCCAGCGCCGCTGATGAGCTTTTGAAGTTTAAGCAGCTACTGGATATGGGCGCCATCACGGAAGCGGAGTACAACGCAAAGAAGTCTCAGTTGCTTGGCCTGTAAACCTGTTTACAACCATATTATAAAACCGCTGGTTGTTGTCGTCAATCCCTATTCGTTCCCTTCTTTCAGCGGAAAAATACGCTGAAAAATGTGGATTTACCCTGACATTTCAGCTTATTCGCGGAAAACGCGCGTTTTGCACGAGCAATGTGCAAAAAATGCACGTTGCTATTCGCGGTTGCAAGGCTGCTGCAAATTTTGCAGCAAGTCAGCGGCCAGCGCCCCGCCGGGCGTACCGGCTGCGTTACGCAGGGCTTGCACCTCCGGCAGGGCCTTATCTTGAATGTAAGCGCGAGCAAGGCGCTGCTGCTCCGGGGTCATATCCAAATAGCAGGCCAGCAGGGCACGGGCATGGGTGCGAAAGTGTGACAGATTTTTCATAACTCATTCCTCCCAGGGTGCAGGGGTGCGTTCGGTTCCGGTCAAAACGCTGGCAGGCATCCCGTCAATGATGGTCGTTTCGGTTCCTTTACCGTTTCTTTGATCAAAATCCATTTTGTTTTCCCCTTTCTTTTGTGCATATTTATGTCTTATGTTCCAGATTTTACCATGCGCCGTTGGAAAACAAAACACGGATATTTTTTGTCGAATGGCGCAGAATTTTTCTGCGCCATTTTCTGTTAAAAACACGCTGGTTTTATGGGGGCGAAAGTATGAGTTATTTTACGGCGACCCAGATCGGGAAAGCGCTTGCAAAGGCCCGGGTATCTGCTGGCCTGAGTCAAGCGGAGATCGCAAGGCGCATCGAAAAAGGGGAGCGAACAGTGCAGAGCTGGGAAAAAGGCTGCACCAGCCCGGACAGCGACGAGATCATGGATTGGTGTACGGCCTGCGGGGCATCCCCCATCGCCGTGTTTATGGAGATGATCCACCCGGAGCTGTACGCGACACCCGATGACAGAAAGACCGACACAGAGCTGGACGCGGAGCTGTGCCGCTTTGTGGTAAACTTGCCACCGCTGACGAAACGACTGCTTCTTTTCGTGCTGAAGGGCAACCATGGCAGCAGCCCGCCCGCTGTGATCTCCGAGGTAGCCGCCAACCTGCACTGCCCACTCAACAACCGGGTCAGCGTGTGCGGAATCATCATCAACCAATACAATTTTGCCCAGAACATGGGATTAGACCCCTGCCCGGACGACCCACAGCCGCCAATAGACGATTTGAAGGTAACTTACAAGGCCGGGCGTGAAGCTTCGGAAAAAGGCGCGCAGGGTTACATCGGGCGAAAAAAGGAGTAAGCTATGAAGTGCGTAAGACCATGTTGCCGGAAGGAGATCCCGGATGGTGCTTCTTTTTGTCCGTGGTGCGGCAAGAAGCAGCCAGAAGCCGCCCCGCAGCAAAGAAAAAAGCGCCGCCGCCCAAAGGGCAGCGGCAGTGTATATAAAAAGGCTGACGGAAATAGAAGCAGACCGTATGTTGCCGTTGTTCCATCGGAGGATGGAGGCAAAACAGTTCTTGGACACTATGCATCTCCCGGGGAAGCCATTCAGGCCCTGGATACTTACAATGCTCAGAGGACACCGGCAGAGCGCTTAAAATCCACTTTTGCAGAGATCTACAGAAGATGGAGCGCTACGCACTTTAGTAGCATCGGTGAGGATACAAAAGACGGGTATGTAAGAGCTTACAGCAAAGCTGAAAAACTTTGGAACGTCGAAGTGCGCACTCTTAAAACGGAAGATTATCAAAAAGTTATTGATGAACTTTCCGCAGACGGAAAATCCCGAAGCCTATGCGAAAAGCAAAAAGGTTTATTTCGGCAGTTATGCATATATGCCATGAAGCAAGATATTATCAACCAAAACTATGCTGATGGGTTAGAGCTGCCGCCAGCGCCCGGCCCAAAGGAAAGGATCCTTACGCCAGAAGAGACAGCTAAAATCCGAGCCGTTGCAGACGATCCTAGAAACGGAATGCACTTAACGGCGCAGATCGCAATGGTTCTTTTATACACCGGAATGAGAATCGACGAGCTTCTTTCTTTGCCCAGAGATAATGTTGATTTAGAAAACGGCAATCTGACCGGTGGCGAAAAGACTGCTGCTGGAAAGGGGCGCTTTATTCCTATCTTAAACCCGATCAAGAATATTCTTGCAGAATGGATGCTGTTGAGCATCGGAGAAAAATATCTTCTTCCCACTGAAAGCGGAAACAAAAAAGACAAAAACAATGTTGAACATTCTTTCCGTAAGCTGATGCTTGATCTTGGAATAAACCAAGCCGACACTCCGATTAGAGACCGCATTACCCCCCACGCCTTGCGCCGCACTGCAACTACCCTTCTCGTTGAAGCAAATGTGGCACCTACTGCAACAAAAAAGATTATGGGACACACAAATTTTTCCACCACTGCAAGATATTACGTTGCTCACCGTCAGAAATTCCTCACCGATGAGATGAAAAAAGCTGAAAGCCTTTTTGAAGAACGTGAAAACGAGGAAGACTGAGCGGAGTTTTGTGGTAGCTTATTTGGTAGTTTATCACACTGTTTCAGGTCGTTTTGCATCACTTTTTCACAAAAAATAACGCATAGACGAATCACTTTCATCGTCTATGCGTTATTTTTTGGAGCTGGTGACAGGAGTTGAACCTGCAACCCACTGATTACAAATCAGTTGCGCTGCCATTGCGCCACACCAGCATGGACCAAGCGGTCTTTTGATAGAATACCAAAAAACGCGCGGCTTGTCAATATCTTCTTGGCGCGCAAAAAAACAACCCATTCCCCAAACAGTATACTATACCGTTTAACAAATGAGGTGCCATTGCCATCAGTTCATGCTTTCGTCTGCTTTTAGCATTCTTTTCTGTTGTATCACGTTTTGATACCAGGAATTTTCAACGCAATACATCGATAATAAAATCGAACCATTCGATTCTATTATCATAAAAACCCCACAGGAACCGCGGACGGCTCCTGTGGGGTTCAAAGTCTGTTGTATTCTTTTTTGAGCAGCGGGCTGCTTCAGCGGGCAAGGGCCTGCTGGATCTTTGCAAAATCCTCCAGTGTGAGGGCTTCCGGGCGGATGCGGGCATCAAAACCGGCGGCTTCAATGGCGGCTGTCACCGCGTCCTTGGGCATTCCCAGGCCGCTGGCAATGGCGTTTGCAGCCGTTTTGCGGCGCTGTCCAAAGGCGGCACGCACCAGCGCAAAATAGCCTTCTTCGTCCTCCACCTGCACAGCGGGCTGCGGACGGATCTCCATGCGCACCACGGCGCTGGTCACCTTGGGGGCCGGGTAAAAACTGCCGGGCGCAGCGGTGAACATCATTTTGGAGGTGGCATAGTAGCTCACCGCGCAGCTGATGGCGCTGGATGCACGGGTGCCGGGCGCAGCAGCCAGACGGTCGGCAGCTTCCTTCTGTACCATGACGGTCAGGCTTTCAATGGGCAGGCGGTCGCCCAGCAGCTTCATGACAATGGGACTGGTGATGTAGTAGGGCAGGTTGGCGCACACAGCCACCGGCATACCGGGGAACTCTTCCGCAATAAGAGCCTTCAGGTCAACTTTCAGTACATCCTGTAATACCAGTTTAAAATTGTCCACTCCGGCCATCGTTTCGGCCAGCAGCGGCGGCAGGCGTTCGTCCACTTCAATGGACACCACCTTGGCGGCGCGCTTTGCCAGTTCCCGAGTCAGCACACCGATGCCGGGGCCGATCTCAATGACACCATAGCGCTTATCCACGCCGCTGGCATCCACGATCTTGGGCGGCAGACCCGGGTTGATGATAAAGTTCTGTCCAAAACCCTTGGAGAGTGCAAAATCGTATTTTTCACACAGGGCGCGGATCACCGAGAGGTCGGTCAGTTCGGGCATAGATTCCATCCTTTTTCATAGTACGATTTGAATGCCCTCTGCGTCGCTTTGGGCATATTCAGCGGAAATATTATTATAATATGGCAACCCAGCCAGACCTGCGGG